ATAATATATTTTAAATATATAATATAATATATATATGAACAAAAATGGAAAAAAAATAGCAATGGGTTTAGATGTTTCTACGTCAACCATTGGTGTTTGCATTGTTTTAGATGACGAAACCGATTATGGTAAAATTCTTGAACTAACTCATATTAGTCCTAAAGTTTCAAATAAAATTAAAGGCGTTGAACAATTATTCTTAAAGAAAAAGATTTTTGAAGATTTTATTGTTAAATTCAAGGATTTTGGAATTGATGAGGTTGTAATTGAAGAGCCTTTGTTACGTAGTAATAATGTCAATACAGTCGGAACATTATTACGTTTTAACGGTATGATATCTGATTGCGTATATAATATTTTAGGTATTGTTCCTAATTATATTTCTTCATACGATGCGAGAAAGTATTCTTTCCCTAATCTGATGAGTATTAGAAAATTTGGTAAGGATGAGAAACAGTATGATTATAATAAAATTCTAAAAGAAATACAACAATGCAAAATGGTACTCTTCGGTGATTACCCTTGGGCTATTGATAAAAAAACAGTTATTCAAGGTAATGTATCGGAGATTTTTCCTGATGTTCCATGGATTTATAATAAAAAGGGGGAATTAAAGAAAGAAAATTTTGATGCTACAGATGCATATGTTGCATGCTTAGGTTTTCTTAATAAACAAAAGTATGGAGATTTAAATCTAAAAATCAAAAATATCAAAGAGATAGATAAAGGTATCGAGTATGATGTATTATATTGGGATAAGGTAATTCATAGAACTACTTATTGCAATAAAAAATAGAGAACTTAAATGTTCTCTATTTTTTTATATATACATTAAAAATTAATATTTGTAAATATCTTTATTTAAATCATCTTTGTTAACTCCAAGAGACATAAATTGCTTAACGCCTTTAAAATCCTTATTGTTTTCAAAATTAGATTTATTATTATAGTCGACAGTACCATTAGTACTAACTATTTTAGTTATGTCATAATAAGCCCCTATAGCATAATGCCCGTTAGCGCCATAAACGATAGCATCCTCATCTACATTTCTAACCATTGCATTATATAAGTCATTTTCTGTATATTTTATTTTTTTCATAAAAATAATTCTTTATTTAACAATAAATAGTATATTAATATTGTTAGTTCCAATTATTTTTTTTAACTTTGCCGACAAAAATACATAATATGTTACCAGAGTTATACGATATATATCATATTTTATCTTCTTTTTTAGGAGATTGTAAAAATGGATTTGATGGAAGCAACCTTCAACTTCAATTCCCTTGTCCAAGGTGTATAGAAAGAGACGGGCATAATGAAGCAAGAAAGTACAACTTAGAGGTTAATCTCCAGAAGCAAGTATTTCAGTGTTGGAAATGTTCTTCTCAGGATGATGACATGAAAGGTAGTATAATAAAACTTATAAAATTATACGGCAATGAAAATATTCTTCATGATTATAAGCAAGCTATTACCTCTTTAAGAGAAAGTCGTATGTATAGGCTGAATTATAATGATGATGATTTCAACATTATAAAAAATTCAGAGAGTAATAAAGAATTAATTTTACCCTCTTCATTCAAACCTTTTATACAAAATCACTGGTATCCTAAAGATGCATTTGAATACCTATCTAAACGAAATATTAAATGGGATATAATTAATAAATATCATATAGGATTTACCCAATATGAAAAAGATAACTGGAGGATGGGATACAGAATAATTATACCTTCATATGATAATTTTGGTGAGATAAATTATTGGACTGGTAGAGATTATACTAATAAGCCAAATAAACAGAAATATTACAATCCCAATGTAGATAGAAAAAGTATAATATTCAACGAAGAAACAATACAATGGGACGCTGATATAACGCTCGTAGAAGGACCTTTTGACCATATAGTGGTACCTAATTCCATTCCTTTATTAGGAAAGGCTATAAACGAAAATTTTAGCCTATACTGGAAACTTATAGAAAAGGCTCGTGCTAATATAAATATATTCCTTGATGGAGACGCTTTTGAAACTGTAAAAAAAATATATTCTACCCTTAATCATGGTAAACTTTATAATAGAATAAGATATATACCAGTAGATAAATTGTATGACCCATCATTGATTTATGAACAAGGAGGTAATAAAGCAATTATAAGTTTTTTAAAATCAGCACGAAAATTAGAGATTGTTATATAATTAAAAAACAGAAGATAAATTAACTATCTTCTGTTTTATTTTTAACCTATTTGAATTGTTATTTTTTCCTTTTTATTAGATGCTTGCTTTAAAATTGGATATAATTTTTCAAATGCTTTTCTACTTTCAATAACTTTTCCTTTAACCTTATTATAACCCACTATAATGCAGCCATAAGAATCATCTTCATCATTTCCTGTATGTATTAATACACCATCAAAACCTGGTACATTCATTAAACGTGGTAATTTACCACCGCATAATTCTTTAAAATATGGTTTCTGAACGAATTTAGTGCTCACAACATCAAGAGTTACATTATAAGTACCTGACGGTATAGCTGTTTGACCATAAACTTTCTTTTTCTTAATGTCATTTAATGGCGTATTCTGTGTTAAATCTCTATCTTTATCTTCTATTGTATCACATACATAAACATCATCTACATACATTTTGCCAATTGTATATTTTTCTTTTTTGGCTACTCTTTTAACTAAAATCTTCATAATTATTTTTTTTAATAAATACTAAATTTCTTTGTTTATATAATTTTTTTTTGTACTTTTGCAAAAATAATTTTAATATAAAGTATGATTAAATGTGTAATACATGTTGCAGATATTCACATTCGTAACGTTCTACGTCATGAAGAATATTCTGAGCAATTAATTAAGTTTATTAATAAGTGTAAGGAAATAGCTTCTAAATTCGAGAAAGATGAAGTTAGAATAGTTATTGCTGGTGACCTAGTACATCAAAAGAATAATATCAGTAATGAATTATTTACCTTTACAAGTACCTTCTTACGTGCTTTAGAAGAGGTAGCTAAGGTTATTGTAATAGCAGGAAATCATGATTTAGTAGTAAATAATATAAATAGAGAAGATACTATGTCAGCTCTATTTACAACAGCTAACTTTCAAAATACTATTTTCTTAGACAAAGAGTTGGGCTATGTAAGTGGCGTTTATCAAGATGATAATATAAATTGGGCTTTGTTCTCTATATATTCAGATTATAGTATCCCAGATATTACAGAAGATGTAAAAAAACAAGGAAATAAAATAATAGGATTGTATCATGGTACAGTAATAGGTACGCAGGTTAACAATGGTACTATAATGGAAATTGGTAACGATGGAGATATTTTTTCCTTTTGTGATGCTGTAATGGCTGGAGATATTCATATGCGTCAGACCCTTAAGCGAAAAAATACTGAAATTGTTTACCCTGGGTCATTAATTCAACAAGATTTTGGAGAAACAGTTAGTAAACATGGATTTGTTGTTTGGAATATGGAGACTCTAAAACACTCATTTATTGATATTGAGTCAGATTTTGGGTTATATGACATAAGGATAAATGATATAAAAGATTTTGATGAAGATAAAGAAATACTGGTTAATGCATAGCCAGTATTTCTTATATATATTAGTGTGAAAACACAACTTCCAGAATAGCTCCAGATGATATCATTTGTGTCATATATGGTATAACAACATCGTTTAAATATTTGATTTCACACAACCCTCCATTAGTATTCCAGTTATTATGTAAGAAAAAACGAATTAATAGTCTTTTATTATTAACAATTTGGTTTGTTACTATATCGTTATTAAAACCTATTGTTTCACCATTATCTAAACTTCTTGATTTATAAGTTTCATCTTTTACATTTCTCTTACCGCTTATAATATTATCCATACCATAAGATGTAACAATATTTGTCCCGTACTTTGATACTTTGTTCTTTATAATATCTTCATCATCCGTGTAAATATGATATTGTCCATCAGGTGATATATAATCTCCAAAGTAATGTACTTTACTATCTTTTAAAAGGTATTTATCATAATTCTTAAGATTATTATCCTCATTAATAAGCCCAGTAAAACCAATAGGGTATACCTGAGTAGCAATATCATTTAAACCATCACGATAACATCTTTCATCAAATAGATTATTTTCATAAGGATACTTAAATATATGTTGAAAGTATTCAAAATATTCATGTCCGCAATCATATTTCATGTTACCGCAATGTGGATTATTACCTTTGAAATAATCACGTATAGAATTTATCAAAAAATACTCAACATCATTTGTATTTAATTGTCTCCACCCGTCTGACCAAGTATTTTTTCTTTTATCATGAACTGTTATTGTTCTTGAATTTTCAGGCACATCTATTTTGAAATAATTAGTAGAACTTATAACCTCATTATTATTATCAGTATTATTCATTAAAGTGAATGACTCTACTTTATTTAAAGTTTGGTAAAATACAATAAATTCATCTTTGGTTAAATCTGTATTATTAATATAAGCCTTTATTATTTCACCATCTTGCATATCATACATATTATATGATATTTTATTAAATGACGAATCATATACAGTTACAGTATCGTTTATTCTACTGTCTCCTATAAAAATGCTCTCTTGATTAACAATAAATTCAACGTACCATTTTGTTTCATCATTTATCTTTTCGCTATGGGCATTAAATACAAATCCATTAATTATTGCATAGTTACCGTTTATATTCTTTACATAATATACGTCTCCTTTCTCAATGACATCCTGACTTATATTAATTAAGTCCTGTAATGTATTTACTGATTTAATCGTTCTTAATGTTTCCTGAAATATTTTATTTTCGTTACTATCATCAGCATAAATGTTTGAAGATTTGTCGAATAAGAAATTAAATCTATTATTGCCTTTTTCTATACGACTTCCTAGCCACCCACCGTTCATCTGAAAATAAAAATTACCGTCCATTTGTTCAGATTTACTAAAATATGGATACAATTTTCTTCTTAATACTGGATAACCATCAGATGTAACATATGCTTCTTCTTTTTTTTCTGTAAAGCCACCACCTCTTTTTAAATAAACATTTTTATTATTATGTTTAACAATGTCCAAATAACTTACAGGTAAACCTTGATAAGAAATATAATCCGAATGCTGAGTATTTTGTATTGATGTGGTAAAATTATTATAATCTATAACCTTAGTAGAATTATACCAATCAATCTTATACATCTTATGTACATCATCCCAAGATTCATCTATCGGATTAGCAAAAGATGTATATTCTTCTATTTCATAATCATAAGGTACAGAATTATTAAATTTACTTTTACCTACTTTCCCTGCACACCGATTGTCATTGGTAAAATCTGGAATCAAGTCATACCATTTCTTACTCTTCAAACCAAACATAGATAAAATCATTTCTACTCCATGAATAGTTCCCTTATGTCTCATAATATGCTTAGAATTAATCTTTAAACGACGCATAAATTCATTATTAACATCGCCTGAAGAATACTCTATTTCATCATTATAATCTTTAATCAAATTATCTCTTAATGGGTTATTAGGGTTTTCACAATCTCTAACCCAACCATTCTCACCACATATTAATGCATAACCCTTAGCTTTACTATTTCTATTGGAAGAATATGGAGTTATACGTAAATCATCTATTTCACTAAATATTCTTTTTAGATATTTATTTGATTTAGTAAGATTTTTCTTCTCATTATCTTCAGACAATGTATTAGGCTTAATAGGGGTTGCATTAGAGCCATTTATTTCGTATTCTGAGAGCCTAAAAGGTTTTACACTATTAACATCCCACCCATCTAATTCTAACACGTCAGGCAGGAAATAATCTGGTATATTAGACACTTGGTCATATGTGACAGAGTTAACTGTATTTATGGAATCTATATAGCTCTTAATTTTATCAAATTCTACTGAAAATAACCTTAATATTTTAGCTATTTTGTCATTCTTAGAATTTATGATATTATTATCCTTTGAACCTGTCCAGTCGAAGTTTTTAATCGCTTCATGAGTCATCGAACGATACAGATTATCTGAAAATCTCTCATCATAAAAAGCTGCAATATCTGCTAGACGAGAGGTATAATCATCATACATTGATGTCATGCCGATTATATTATAACCGCCATACGTTGTAGGGAATGTAAAACTTTCTATTTCTGTGTAATATCCAAAATCATTTTCTTTAATAATTTGAAATGTAGCAGTGTACTTTGGAGTACTCCGAGGATTTATTAGTAATTTTTCAAAAGCATCACACTCATTATAAAATTTAGTAAACCATTCTTTTTTAGGGCGTATATGATACTCATTCTCAGACATTAATAAGAAATTTTCTTTATCAAGCATGTAGAATATTTCATTGTTATCACCAAGGTATACCTGTATATCTAATTTTATTTGTCCTGCAAACGTTATAACAACATCACCTAATTTGTCTCCAGGACATGCGCCATCTAATGAATCTATAGCAACGTGACTTTCAACAGATTCAATGTCCCTTACATTGTCAGTATTTCCTATGACAAGTTCATAATTAGATGCACCATTATTACAAAAGTATTTTAATGGATTTTTATTTTCTTCTTTATTTACGATTATACTGTGTATATCAATATTAAATGGATTATCCAATAAAAATAATGCTTCACCATCAAATAAAGGTGTCGCCCCTATAATTTCTTTGTATGCTGTATGAGAATCAACATACTCTTTAGTATTAGGCCCCCCTTCATCATTAAAATCATATTCAGTCAAACGTATTTTACTAAAAGAGGTTGTATGATAAGTTTCATTATATGTATCACTTTGCGGATTTACATCTAATACTTCTAAATCATACTCTACTTCGTTATTATAATTAACTGATAGTTTTTCACCTAATTTAATATTAATCGCCTTACCATCATTGCTTGCATTTGCATCATGATATGTAACATTTAATCCAACAATAGGTGCTTCATCAGTAGAATAACCTTTTCTACTTGGTGCAAATAGTTCACCAGGGAAACGTTTCAAAATATCAATCAAAGATGAACGTATAAGTTCAGAACAAGACCCATAATAAGCAAAATCACGTAAATCATAATAATCCTGTTTAAGGACTATCATATTATCAGAATCCTTATCTTTACTCTTTTCATCATTAATATTTTTGATATTACTTAATGTCCATATTTCACCATTTTCGTTACTTTCCCATTTAGCGTTTTCAACAGTACGTACAGTATTATTATCATCATTAACCGTGATGATAAAATTTCCACTTTTATATATTGGTGTTTGTCCTTTTGCAAATTGATTCAAACCACCAATAGTAGTAATATCTCTCTCGTTTATCACGCCATCATTGGTAAGTTGATGACGTGATTTCAAAACGTAATTAGAATGACTCTTTATATAACCGTACATAAAATTCTTATAAAATCTATTATTTATTATATTTTATTTCTTGCTTCAACCTACCACTACTTTTTAGGAACATAAGGTTCGGTCATCCATAGGAGGATAGTCCACAAGCGTAATTTCGGCGCTACGGACACCTATTATTTTTGTTTTTAACTTATCAATCTTTCACCTTCGTGTAAGATATTAATAGCAGCATTCAAATCTCTATCGTGATATTCTCCGCAATTAGGACAAGTCCAACTCCTATCACTTAATTTCAAGCCTTGATTCTTATAACCACAATTTGAACAAGTTTTACTACTTGGATAGAACCTATCAATAAATACAACTTTCTTATAGTTGTTTCTTGCTTTGTCAACAAGTATTTGTCTGAATCTATAAAACCCAATCTCTTGTATTGCTTTAGCAAGATGATGATTTTTAAGCATTCCTTTCACATTCAAATCTTCCATAAAGATGGTGTCATAATAAGTTAATAACTCATTGACAACACTATGTATGTAAGCATTCTTTTGATTGGTAAGTTTCTCAAATGCCTTTGCAATTCTAACACGTTGCTTATTCCTATTGTTAGAACCTTTCTGTTTCTTTGAAAGTTGTCTTTGGAGTTTTACAATCTTAACTTCTTGCTTCTTGAAGAAATGTCTATTCTCGAACACTTCTCCATCACTTGTAATAACAAAATCCTTAATCCCAAGGTCAATACCAACATGTTTATTCGTCAGTCCAAACTTAACAAACTCTTCTTGTGGCAAATCAACAAGGATTGATAAGAAGTAGTTACCACTCTTGGTTTTCGATAAGGTAGCACTTCTTATTTTCTCCTTGTAAATTTGAAGTCTCTTAAAGTATAGGTCTGAACATCTGAATCTAATATCTTTTAAAGATTTTATTAATGTAATCTTCCTATCATTGAAATGATTCTTTTTTGAAATTGCCTCCAATGGAAATAATGCTGATTGTTTATCTTTCTTTGACTTGAACTTTGGAAACCCATTGTGCTGTTTAAAGAAGTTATCATATGCAGATAGCATCTGATTAATTGCTGGCTTCATTACCTTCGTATTTTGTTCTTTCAGCCAAGCGTAATGTTCATCTTTCAACAATATTCCATGGAAGTATTTGGATAGTTCTGCAAGTCCTAATGATTTTTTATTCTCATTATATTCTTTTTGTTTAAGAGCAAGCATGTGATTATACACAAATCGGTAACATCCAAGCACCTTATTAAGTGTTTGGTCTTGTGTTTTATTTGGGTATAATCTAACTTTAATTGCTCTTAACATTTTACTCTATTCATTTCTTGCTTCACTCTATCACTACTTTTTAGTACATTGTATTGCTACAATCAGTCATTCATAGGAGGATGGTCCACAAACTTAAATTAGGTAGTACGGTCACCTAATTAATTTTTATTTTATCTAAAAAATAATTATTTATGTTATAAAATCAATAAAATTTATTAGATTTTATAAAAATATACACTAACAGTTCTATACCCATCTTTAAGATATTTTATCGTTTATAGTTTGAGTGAAGTCTATATTATTATTTCTCTTTTGCTTAACTTCATATACAGGCTTTCCTGTATACTGGTCTTTAAGCGTAAAGTGTTCTGACTGATGATAAATTTCATTATTATCATTAAATGTTGTTACAAGACCATTATCCAGATTTCTAAGTTGAGAGTTTTCAATCATCATAGAAATCGTATCTGCATCATGGTCAACCATTTCAATATCTATCGCAATAGGCTCAAAGAAAGTATTAACAAGTAATATTTCCTGAGTTGGCTTACCTATAAAAGGTGTAGCATTAGATTTAAAAGATGGCGCACTTGAAGGTGAGAGAGTTAAGAAAACCAAAGAAGAACTCTCATTATAACGATATGAATAACTTTTATCACTTGAAGAATTAGGTACTTGTACAAGTGGTTCGCATTTATTGTTTGAAGTAATAATACGATATTCGTTACGTCTATTATTAGAGTCATCAATAAAAATTACTCTATATCCGACTAAACTGTTATTAGACACAACTTTCTGACGTATAGATTCATCAATTTTAGTTGAGTCCAAAACAATTCCCCTAACACCAGGAAAAGCTGATAAAGACCCAACATCAGTAATAATTGCTTTAGTTTCTTTTGGCTTAATATATACAGTATAGTATCCCTTCCTACCAAACTCTGATAAAGGTAAGTGGATATTATACATGCCCTCTAAAACAGTATCTTGTTCCCCATTATTATTCTCTCTCATTGCTGGTTTGAGAATAGAAGAATCAAGTTTAATATATTTTTTATTTTCAAAATCGTCATAAGAACGTGATTTGTGAAATGTATAGTATATATCTACCATATTATTTATTTCACTTTCACTGAAATGCATTGGAATTGTTAAACCATAAGTACCTATTGCCATTATAAAAAACTTTTAACTATCAATTATTTTAAAATAACCATTTGAATAATTTTCGAGACTTTCAAATGATGAAATTTCTCCTAACTTAAGATGTTTATCAAAAGCATAATTAACGCCTTTATCTATATAAATATTACTATTTATATTTTGAGGTAATGAGTTGCCAAATCTATATTCTTCTCTAAATAACGGTAATACTACAGTATTATTAGTATCGTCCATATCAATAATATCATTTCTACTTCCTAAGTTTATATATGGCATACTAAATCTTGCTCTTGAACTTTCCCACTCATGATTATAAATACCAGATTTTAAAATGTCTGTTTCATTCTTTATATCATAATACCACACTAATATTTTAGTAGTTGTGGAAGTATTGAAAAATTCTTGCTTCTTGATAAATTCTACCGTTTCTTCAAACTTAATTCCCTCCGAATAACTATTTGCTAAAGTAAAGGTGTTATTATCTTTTATAAGGGTAGCATTTAAATGATATGTAATTTTACATTTTAAATGTTTATCTTTAGTAATATTTCCGACCTCAGTAATTAAAGCATTGATTGCTTTTAAACTGTCTATATTCTTGTATTTTCCGCTTATTACTTTTCCTTCATCATCCGTACAATAAAATTCCATGTCTGTAATTATATTTCCATTATAGAATTTATTTGACGGTTTATACTTATCCCCTATTAATACGGATAATGATGTGGTATTACCAATATTGTAATAGGGTTTCAACACAGTTCCTTCTGAAGGCTGAGAATATAATGGGTTTACACCATTATTATCGCTCATACTCTCCGAGCCATCCCAGACTATACTTTCAGTTGGGTTAAACCCATGCATTTCATTGCCTATATCATCATAATACCTAACATTAGGCTTTAACAAATCAAGTTTGGACTCTGTATAACCTGTTATATCATTAACTTCTTCAAGCTCATAGTTGTAAACCAAAACTACATCATCTTCATTTATAATAATATTTTTATATATTGTTCCATCCGTTATTGACGAAGTAATATTTTCTGTAGTTTGCTTAAAACCACTATTAATATCACCATCAAGATTATTTGATATCTTATAAGCCTTTCTATCTTTTATATATAAGTTCATACTTGATACCATAACGTGCGCATCAAACACTTTATAAGTATAGTTAATATTTGCGTCTGAAATAGTTAGACTATCATTTTCACAAAGTATATATTCTCCATTATAGTTTATAAAATACCCTTCTATTGCAGAAATATTATTAACTTTATTATCTTTCAAAAATAATTTAGATGAGTTAATTACTATGTATTCATTAATACCATTAGTTTCTACCGCATAAATCTTATCATTAAGTATTATATATTTTCCTTTTATAACAGGGTAAATGATATTATTTATTACAACACATTTTTTAGTATCGTATGTGTATGAAACTGAATTTATGTCATCACATAATTTTTTAGCAGTTTCTATATCATCACTATAAATCTTCTTATATGTACCTTTATAATCTTTTAGTATGTACCTATTCTGTACATTAAAATCATTTTCATGAGATAAAATGTAATATGATGTATAATCTTTCCAATGATTATCATTATTAGAATCATCAGTTGTAAATTGATTACCATCCCATATATTAACTTTAGAGTTACCCCACACTCTCTCTAAGTATTTTTCATCAAACTTAAAACCGAATAATTTAGTTTTATTACGGTTAGTTCTACTAATGTTTTGAGCTGTTTCTATTATATCTTCTTTAGAACGTATGATATACGCATTATTATTATAAATGACAACTGTGCCCTCTTTACTATCACTCTGAGTATTAATATAATCTACCCCAGACTTCCAGTCATTAGAAAATATAGACATTTCCCCCATATTTTCAATAGATTGTTGAATATTAAAGGAATGAATAGATGTAGGATTTAAATACGGATTTTCAACATACATTTGTGATAGCTGTTCAGCTTTAATATTAGCTTTAGAAACCCATTCTGAAAGCATATCCCCCATAATTCTGCCACCTCTCTTAAAATATTCTTCGCAATCACAACAATTATCAGATGTTGGGCATTTGGTTAGTACATCAATATTATCATATATCTTTCTTCTATTAAAAAACCAACTATTCCATTTTACAGCATCTCCAAACCACAAATAACTTACTCCCCACGCATCTCTATAATCTTTTGGAATATAAAATTTTAGAAATAAATTATCTAGCATATATTTAAATAATCCGTCATCTGTAGCTACAGCTGGTATATTTAACTCTTCTGTGTCATATCCGTATAAAGCATTATTTTCTTTAATAACTACTTTACCACCATGAGAATTAAAAAATGAATCCATATCCTCATAAGCAGTAATATCATTACCATACAAGGCATCAAAACCTGTTTTAGAATTGACCTCATTTTTATAATATTCTGTAGCTGAAGTATAAGCTCTACCGCATGAACCATGATTGTTCAACAAATCATAATATTGAGTGAAGAAATGGAACCAATCATCTAACCTCCTATAAGATACTATACATTTTCCATCATAAGATAATTTACCTTCAGCTATTTTAGTTCCTGGGTGTTTGATAAAGAAATCACTAATATCAATACTTATAGGTAACATTCCGTAATTATTTGGAAAACGATTCTTACGAGCAAGTATAGCATCTTTGGTGAAAATATGATAATTACCATCACTATCAAAGGCTGGAATAAACCCAGGTATACGTGACGTAAATTGTTCTAATGAAACTGTAAAATGTATTTTTCTCATTATTATTCTTCATTCTTTATTTTCATTTCAAACAGATTAAACTGTAAATGACCATTATTACTACTTATTGTTTCTGGTGAAATATAATTGGTGTCTATATAATAAGAATAGCGTTTCTGTTTTATATCATATACAGCAGTTAAAGGTATATATGAATGCTTATGAATCTCATTAATTCTAACACCCTCTTTTAATTCATTAAGGTCTTTTTTATTATTCAATTTTAATACATGACCATCTTTTGATGTTGGTAAAGTAAATAATAGTGACTTACCTAATCCAGCATGATTAAATTCAACTTTCATGAATAATTTAGAGGGGTGCATATTTGTTGCGTAATCTCTAAACATATATAAGTAAAATCCCTCAGAAGAATCGTTACTTTCATATTTATTCATAACAGAAAATCTTGAACTTAATCTTTTAGTATCATCCCATAAATAAATCAATTCATTTCTTTCATTATTATAACACGCTTCTGTCTTTACACCAATAGTATGATTTATATTATTGACATCTTTATCTACATTTTCATACATTATTTTTTTATCAAAACCAGAAATATTATTCATGTATTTTTTAAAAGTTTTTGATTCGTCAAAGAAAATAGTAGATGTTGCAAGTAAATTCTGGGTCATTGGGTCAACGCTGTCATAAAAACTTAAGCGTAAAAAAGTCTTGCCTAATTTATCTTTTTGATAATAGACATCATTGTTGGTAAAATATAAAAGGCCTAATAAGTCTGATTCTTTTTGAATTTTATCTCCATCAGTCTCTAAAAGATGTTTATAAGGTTCATAATCTGTAATAAACCAATTAGATAAACTCTTAGTTATGCTATTATTACCTTCATCTTCTATAACCTTCCAGCTATCTTCATCTCTTGTTCTAAAATGTAAGTTAAATTCTATTGAACGTACATTATTAAAAAGTTGCATACCATTAGAGTCTATAGCAAAATTGCCATCATTATCAATAACAGGATAAACTGGGTAATACACCTCCTTCTCCATATCTACGACATCAGTAAAAATATTTCTTCTCTCACTTTCAAATAAATGATTTTCAATAATATTATCTCGTAAAGGATTACCCCCACTTGTCATTGTTAATGGAACAGATAGACGACAAAACGCACTGTAACCGTATATTTCTAATATTTCATTAAGATTATAATAGTCATATGTAGAATTAATATTATTACTTAAAGTAGTTGCCACAAAAGGTAAATCTACTGATAATGTTCTATCTCCAAAAATTTTACTTTCATATTCTATAACAAACTCATGACTATTATCTACGATAAATTGGTTAAAATAAGATATTATATCATTATATTCTGCTTCTTTATACAATTTCTTATCTAAATCAACAGAGCACAACAAACTTGATGAACCAACTTTATCTATAATTCTCATTCTAATTCTATGTGAATCATTAAATTTTATAGAAACTCTTTGTCCATCATTTAAAAGGGGATACTTTTTATTTTGAATTTCAACACCACTATTATTGATAATTGGATATATCGTATCAGTGAAATTTCTTCCATTTGGTATGTTGTACAGACGTTTAAAAGAAGTACCATTATTTAGAATTTCACCGTCTATTCTTACCCCATACACGTCAGCATAGGCTATTTTACCATCTTCATATCCATTAGGATAATATAAGTTAAATGACTCTTGATTAATTAATATTGTATCACAACATCTATTTTCTATGAAATATCTCTGATTTTCATGAATAATGTATTGTTTATTTTTATCATCCGTGAAAATGTGCAATTCATACTCCCGTGAAGAATAATAATTCAAATAAAATGTATCATTAATATTCAAATTATGTTTATCACTCTTAACATATACAATGATTTTATCATTATCTAATGTATTAATTATTTGCTCTTTAATTGGATAAGTTGTCCCGTCTATATTAATAAACAAGTCATCACCTCTTAACATGTTTATATTAATATCTTGAGCAGTAGTGCCTGATAGTACAATATGCTTATTACTTGAATCATTGTAATTTATAGTATATACATCAGACCATACATTGTCATAATACTTATTATCCCTTTTATCAACACGCACGGCATCAATATAAGTACCAATTCTTGTCACTCCATTTATAACCTTTTTTGTAATATAATATTTTTTGTTATCATAAATGCAAAATAACTTATAAGTACCTCCTATTATATTTTCTATTGATAATACATTATTAGATGGACGATGTATAGTAAAAGTTTTTACATCAAAGAAATCTTTCTTATCCAGTTTAAAAATCTTGGCATCATTAAAATATCCTTCAGTATCATTTTTCACAACATAGCTATTACCGTCAATATCATTATCAATAGCATAATATTTTCCTTTATATTTAATATAACCATCTTCTACCCATAATGTTACTGGTAGTATGATTTCATTATCATTATCAGTATAATATTTATAATTTTCAATATATTGTATTGAAGATTTATCTTCCCCATCATTGTTCACGTAATTGTTATAAAATGGTAAAACAATATACTTTCCGTCTTCATCCTCTTGTAAATAGAGAAAATTATCATTATATTCTATATATTTATGTGTTATATTATTTATGTTTATCTCTTTTACTTTAAAAGGTATATTGATTAAACATAAACCTTGACGTTTTTTATCTTCCCATTCTACTTCACATTCAGATGTTTCAAAAGTATTTCTAAGTATTAGTTTATCAGCACTACTGATAGATAGGTTTCCATCAGTAGTACCAGAGATAAATGAAAGGTCTTGCGCCACGTATAACTCCTTAAAAGGAATTTTACATAGTGTATCACCTTTACTAACTTTACAAGAATATCTTAACATACAATATCATCTGCTTTTACATAATTATTTTTATCATCCCTATCAACTGTTACACCTGATGGGTCATATGGACTTTGTTGAGCCCATAATCCAAATGTATCAAATGGGTCTTGTCTTCTTAATTTTAAACTAATATTATTATTTATATAAATAGCACCATTTGTAAATGGGTTAATGTTTGAAGTATTATCATTACCATTTTGTAATATATCCCTCCATTTTATAGTACATGACCCATCTTTAGAGACTGTATAGTAATTAGGTATCAATAAATTACTTGTGTTAAAAACTCGATATCTTAACTTTAAACGAGAATCTTTTGTTGTAATTATTGGTAATTCCCCATTTCCTACCTTTTCTTGATGTCCATTATTATCTCTATAAAATATACAAGTAAAAATATGATTATCAACCAAACTTACTACAATACCTGTATATAATATTCCTTTATCAGCATCAAACATTACAACTTTATCTCCTTTTTTCATATTATGTTCTTGCAGAATATTAAACGTACATTCATTGTCATTATTAACAACCATAGAGCGTATTCTCAAAAATTCAGGATGTAATTCTTTTATAGAACCAAAAGTTCTTAGTTTAACTTCGTAATGGGGTTTATAATAATATCCTTCCTTTTTCTGGCAAGCATCAGTTTTAATACCTGTTTTGATTGAAAAAGAATATAAATAGCCATGGCTATCGGTACCTTTATCATCTAAATCATAATCATCACTTATTATTTCATCATAAGCAAATTGTTTGAAATAATTATATGATTCGTCCTGGTCCCCTATTAATTCTCTTTGGGCGGTATTAAAACGATATAAAGCATCATCTACGATACTTTCCATACAAGAATAGTTGTCATAACAAACAAAATCACCATAAAAATGAATATCATTTTTAACATCAATTTCATCTTTAGAGAAAATGGATGCAGTATCTCTATTATTTATAGATGAAATAGGTAACCCTTTCATATTATCAATACTATTAATATTAGTTATACCAACAAATCCATTGTTCATTGCTTCTTCACTTTTATGAAATTGTGCTGTTAGCTTACCAAAACAATGAGAATATTCTATAGAATCATGATTTATATTAATATGAACCCCATTCTCTCCATTAGTATTAAGTCCACCCTTTCCATACCAATATTTATATCCACTATTATTTTTTAAAATAGATAGATAAATAGAAGTTAGTGGTCTACCTAAGTTATCATGTAGTCCTGAAATATCTATATCATCCGTATAAACAATCTCTCCAATCTGGTCTGAATAAATATTCTTAGCAAACGCTAATTTGGTACAGTGACTTTCAAAATCATTTTCTGGCTTTTGATATTCTGCAATTAATGAAGAATTATTTTTATACATTTCTTCCTCAGTTGGCTTTCTATCCGCAAATCTAAA